GGTACTTCCAAGGGTTTTCCATTATCTGGACCCAAGTCAGAAATGATCACACTTTTGCCTCCAGAGGACTATCCTGATTTTGCGTGTCCTGCCGAGTGCGACCAGATGATTATGGATCAGATGAGACAGATGGAGGACATACTCGCTAACGGAGAACGCTGCTACGCGATTTTCAGAGCTTGTGTCAAGGATGAGCCAACTGAGCTTGGTAAGGACAAAGTCCGTGTGTTCCAAGCCGCCGATTGGGCATTCCAAATGGTTGTTCGCAAATATATGTTGCCTATTGCACGCATCTTATCTATGTTTCCATTGGACTCAGAGTGTGCCGTTGGTGTGAATGCTCAAGGCCCAGAGTGGGATGAGTTAGCAAAGCACATGCGAAAGTTTGGTGCAGATCGTATCTTTGCTGGTGATTACAGTAAATATGACTTGCGTATGCCTGCTCAACTTATCATTGCCGCTTTTGAGGTTTACATTCAAATCGCAGAATGGAACGGTCAGTATTCAGAGAGAGACATTACTATAATGAAGGGAATAGCAACCGAGATCGCATACTCTTGTGTGTCTTATAATGGAGATGTGATTATTCATTCCGGTTCCAATCCTTCAGGTCATAACATGACGGTATATGTCAATTGTACTGTGAATTCGTTGTTGATGAGATGCGCTTATTTTGAGTTGTATCCTAAGGAATTAGGTTATCCAGATGAATTCAGGGCTCGATGCTCTGTAATGACATATGGTGACGATTTTAAGGGGTCAACTCGCAAGGATACCAATTTCCTCAACCATGTTTCCTATAGTCAATTTTTGGCCAAGAGGGACATGGTCCTTACCATGCCAGATAAAAAGTCTGAGCCCAAGCCTTACATGAACGATGATGAGGCTGATTTCTTGAAGCGAAAGAACCGTTTTGAGGAAGAAACTGGGTTGATTCATGGAGTGCTGGAAGAGGATTCAATTTGGAAGTCTTTGCACACTGTTTGCAAATCTCGTTCTGTAGGTCTTGAAGATCAGAGCGCTCAGAACATTGATGGTGCTCTGAGAGAGTGGTGGCAATATGGTCGTAAAGTTTATGATCAGAGACGTGAGCAAATGAAGGAAGTAGCTGAGAAGGCTGGTATTTCTCATTTGTGTAACGAATTGAACATGACTTATGATGACCGCTTGGAGAAGTTCAAAGAGAGATATTTGTAACTTCTCCCAACAGTCCTGGGAGGACGTTA